AAATACTTTTCGTAGAGAAGTGCATTTGCTTCCAAGCCAAACCTGGCGACTGCGTATTCTCTAATCGCTTTACGGTCGAGTTTTGGAGCCTCTTGCGCGGCATCAATAAACTGTCGCAATGTACGGCAACGAAAACCGTTAACTCCCTGAATCACATTTTCTGGAAAAGCACCCCAGTCGGTTGTGATGACCGGAGTGCCACACGCCATTGCTTCGGCTACAACCAACCCGAACGGCTCGGTGTAAATAGTTGGGACAAATGATGCAATTGCACCACCCATTAATCGGGCTCGTTCTTCCGTACCCACAACACCTACGTACTCGCCGTAATCGGGCACAGTTCCCTGTCCAGCCACTATGAGACGCTTCCCTAGGTGCCTACAGACGTCTACGGCCACCTGATAGCCCTTACGGTCTATAAGTCGTCCTATAAAGAGGTAGTAGTCATCAGGGGTTTCCCTAAAAGGAAAGTCCTTTATGTCCACATGGCCTGGGATTACATCATCATAAAACTGACCATCCACGTCGTTGGGATTGCCAGCCGCTGCTCCATAGCAAACATGCATCCAGGCATAAGACTCAAAAACCTTGTACTTGGCAAAAGTTCCGCCGTATCCGACTTCAAACTCCACTGTCATATTCTGGGGGAAGGCGTCAGCAATCACTTTATGCGCCCGTCCACCAATAACACAAATAAAGTCTTTGGGCTGGATTCGCTTAGCTATTTCTTCAATGGCTGTGTTGTTGAACTTCACCCAATGAGGCAGGGCATAATCAAAAGACGCAAGGGAGTAGTGCTTGCCCTCTAGGGAGTCAAGGCGCTCCTGCTCGGAAATGCACATGATGTTCTCATCACAAGGCGCATCGGTGAATTCCCCACCGTAAAGAAAAACCTCATGGTTGAGGGACTTCATCATTATTGCAAATTTACGAACATTCTCAGTGAAAGCGCAAGCCGTGAAATCTAGGGTCGTATTAGCGTGGGGTAACCCAACTACGTGGAATCTCATGACGAAATACTAGCAGTACTGTTATTTAAACTGAGTTAACGACTCTATAACCGTGAATGCTGCCGAGCCAGTTTTGATTATAGTGACCGTATACAAATCAATACTTGAGGCGTTTCCTGCTGCAGGGATTATGCCAAATTGCCATTTCGGCGTTACTGCGTTGCCGTCAATCGTAAAACCAGTTTGACGATATGGCGTCACTCCTGTAGTAGCCATGAACACAATCGTCATTGATTCACCCGTGTTCATAAGGCTATTCAAGGAGGTTGAGCCATCTCCCCTGATATTCAATGTCCAGTCTGCTGTAGCTGCAGTTGAGTAGTAGAGCAACGCCTGTGTCTTGACGTCAAAATGAACCGTCCCTGTCGCTGCCGTAGCCGTGTTGGTTATCACTTCAAGAGGGGAAGTTAAAACAATATTTGTAGTGGTTGCAGGTCCGCTTACGCCAGAGACGCCCGAAACACCGCTCACTCCCGAAACGCCCGATACTCCCGAAACTCCCGAAACGCCCGAAACGCCCGATACTCCACTTACGCCAGAAACTCCACTTACGCCAGAAGGTCCACTTACGCCACTTACTCCTGATACGCCAGAAGCGCCTTGTGGTCCAGAAACGCCCGATACTCCACTTACGCCAGAAACACCCTGTGGTCCTGTTGGACCTGTAGGACCCACAACACCCAAAGAGTCAACATTGAGCGCCCACTTACCGTCCGTGTATGTCCACGTTTTACCGTTTACGGTGTGGTTAGCACCGGGCGAAGGAGAGTTTGGGAAATCAATAGCCATATGCCCCTATTTTACACTACGTTCCTATTGGGTTTTGGCCCACTGAATGACTTTCCGGCTTGTGTGCTGTGCGATGCAGTTATCCCCAATTGAGGTGATGTTATAACCAAGCGACTCAACATAGGCAATAATCTCCTTACGCCGTTCTTGATACCAGTCCATAACGCTCCATGTCTCAAAGATGATGGGTGGATAGTCGTTCGCCTTGAGGGTTTCTAACCCGCCCTTAATAACAGCCAACTCAAGACCCTCAACATCTATCTTGATGAGCCTGATGTTCTGAAATCCGTAATCATCCAGCCGGTCAATCTGTATCTTTTCCAGCCTGCCTTGACTGGCGCAAACATTGTTATTCTCTTGAACGCCAGCATCCAGACTAAAAGCACCGATATTCACTTCAACGGAATAATCAGGAGTAAATATTTCAACCTCGGTTGCAGTCTCTCCGAGACCCTTGTTGGTTAAGTGGACATTCTCTAGGCCGTTCAAAACAACATTGGCGCACAACTGATAAAAAACTATCCTCTGTGGTTCAAAACCGTAGAACTCAATACCGGGGAATTGTTTAGCCAAAGGAACAACATAGGTTCCAATATTGCTTCCGATATCTAGGACCACTCCGTCCTTGTTGTCTCCAACCAAGATTGTTGAATAATATTCTAGCCATGCGTCATGACCAGCACCTGACCGAAGTCCGTCACTGATTACGTCAGGCTTGTCAAATATAAGGAATTGGTTTCCCCTGCATTGAACTACGAGCATATTAGGCAGCATAGAAATTTATTCTAAGCCCACCAGAAGTGCTTAATGATTGAAAGGCTAGCCAAGATAACCCAAGCCACATTAAAAAGAATGATTGTGGGGAGCGTCTTTTCAGTAGATGACCAAATAAGAGCGATGCTTGAAGCAATAGCAAAGATGTAAACCCACCACCATTGGTAGCCAAGAAGCAAGCCGGGAAAGATGATGGCGATTTTGGTAGCAAATCCCCATGCCTCTACGATGTTTGGTTTAGTCCAATACTCCTTGTGAGACATTGTCTTGGTCGCTTGTATTACTTTGTTTAGCATGTTCTATCTACTCATGTCATTTACGAAAGCACGGGCTTCATCGGCGCGATATTGCTCGTACTTTTCTTTTATTTCAACTTCTGGTTTTTTTGTTTTTTTCTCAACCAGAGTTAAATGAGAATTTTCTTTTTTGTCATATGCATGACTGGCCCAAGGACCGTTGGCGTCAACGTAATGATAGAACCCTTGAATGTGGTACGAATCTTGAGGGACGTTAAATACGGGTCGGAAATGATTTACTTCCATTCCTTTGTACACAGCGCCGTCTCCTGGCTTCATTGCAATAGGGGTATCGCCCATAACTAGGGGCCACTCATAGTCTTTGCCACGGTAGTTGTACTCATAGCAAACGCTTACAGATATTTCGCAAGCAGGTCGGTCTATGTGTGGAGTCAGTTCCTGACCGCGTCTATAAACCCTGTAAAAAGAGTATGTAGGAATTAGTGATAATCCTGTAACTTCTTCTACCTTATCTTTATAGTCAAGCAATAGGGACTCCATTAAGAAGTCTGCATAAACAGCGTGAGCATTGATTACCTGTGCTGTATCCGGACTGAAAGAGTATGCTTCTTTCAGGAGTGCGTATTTTGAAACAACAGACACGACAGAGGCGTCTGCAAAATTGGGCACATAGACATAGTTGTCTGTAGAAAAGTTTTCAGACTTACTCATAGCGCAGCCACGTGACAAGAGAGTATCTGATTCCCTCACTTACGGGGTGAACAATATGTGGAAATGAATAGCAAGACGGAAAAAACACGACGTCGCCAGCAGACGGTTGGTACGTTATTCCTAGAGTTGGAAACTCTAGTTTTCCTCCCTCAAAGTCGTCGTTCAAAAAAGCAATCATGGACAGGACCCTGTCTTTGTGGTCACCACCACAATCAAAGTGTTGCTTATATTGTGTTCCTTTTTCATATTTTAAAATAAAATACGTTTCATCAAATAGTCCACCCAAATTATGATGTTCGGAATATTCTAAAGTAGCCCCAGTAACTGCGTTAAAAACGTATTCATCAAGTTTTTGCGTACTACCATCAACCATGACGTTATTGGTTAAGTTTATGGTTTTGTTACTTCGGTAAAGGTTTTGAATACTCGGGTTGTCCCTGTCTTCGTACGTACTGGCATATTGCCAATTTAAAGAAATATCGCCGTCTATTGCTTTTTCTATAGAGTCAATAATGACTTGAGGCTCTGTTAATAATTTTTCATAAACCCATAATGAAGGATGTAGTACTTGCATTATTTTTCTTTTTTGGCTAGTTCAATATCAACTTTATGTTTATGGCGTCTATACGGTCCAGCGGTACCTAGTGAAGGCATAATATAGCCCGACCCAAAGCCACTGTTTGCAACATACTTAAAATAAGATTCGTCTTCAAACTCAATGGATGAAAGATTAGTGCTTCGTTTAAATGGGACTACCTGCATCATAGGAGTTCCATAAGGAATCATAAAGTCTGTATTTGCTTTTATGTTTAAAACGATATTACTTACATGATAAAAATCTGTATGAACTATTGCTGGCAAAACATCATAGTTCTCGTTTGGTTCCCAAGACAATGGGAGTATCAATGATGACCATCCTGGAGCAGTTTCAAAACGCCACGGACTTACAATTTTTGGGTATTGCATATTCTCTAGTTTGCGAATACCAACAACAGGACATCCCGGCGTGTCCTGAACAGGAAATCCTTGAACCGATATGTTTTCAAGTGGTGGATTCATGTTCTCCATGCGTGATTCCCAGAAACCACCTTCTGGGTTTGGTCTGAAATACAGATTACTCCAAAGAGGAACGGTCATACCTGCTGCTAGATAGTCGTTGACGCCTGCACATTTTTTTAAACCTGCACCGCTTGGCATTGTTTTGTACCACTTAGGCATTGTTAGTTGTGAGTTCAAATACGGAGGCATCTCCATTAGACGATTGTCTTCTGGGGTTACTCTAATATGTCCTGGCTTTACTGGTTTTTTCTTTTTCACTGTTTATATTCCTCGTCTAGGTGACCAATCTCCAGCAATCCAATCTTGTGGTCAATCAACTCATGGTTATGTCTAGAGTTCCTAAAGTTGTCCATTTCCATATTGACTTTCTGCCGTAAATTTAGTCTATCAAGAGCAAGTGATGATGGCTCTTTCGGCAACAACCCCTGCCCCTGCATGACGTGAACTAAGTGAGGGACATGAAACATTAAGTTAGGTTCTTGGTATGGGTCGTACCTGGATGGTGCTTTTTCTGACCATAAATCAATTAATTCTTCAAGTTCGTCATTTAGTGGCATTGTTGCTTGGTCTGTCCAGAATTGGGTATCTCGTCTATCGGAAACATAGTGCAGTCTAATCATTGTAAGAATGTTTCTCATTGTTTGCGTAATTGTTTTATTGTAGGCAATTTGCATTTTTGATGACTTTTTAGTGTATGAAGCAACGTTTTGAATAAGAACCTTTAATTGAATTAAAGTACTTCCAATACTGGTGGCTTCCAGTGGTTCAACAAACGACGAAGCAAGACCCACGGAAACACAGTTTTTTACCCACTGATTTTTTAAGAACCCTGCGTCGTATTTAAAAGTTTTAGGATTTTCTGGGACCTTATACCCGGTCATCGCTTCCGCTTCTTCAATAGCCTTGTCTGTAGAGATGTGGGCGGAAGAAAAAATGTAACCATTGCCGCGACGTTCTTGTGTTGGTATTTCAAACATCCACCCAGAAGATGCTGCTCTTGCACGAGTATATGGTCGTATTTGCCCATTAGGGTCGGACTCTGTTGGAAAAGCAATTGCCGAGTCACAAAGAAGATATGGTGAAAAAGACTCCCACTCCGTATTTCCTAGTTTTGTCATAAGTACTCTAGAAAAACCAGTAGCGTCAATCCAGAAATCAGCAGAAACAATTGATTGCTGTTCTGTTGTTACGGAAGATATTTCACCAGTTTCAGAATCAAGTTCTATTGAATCTACTTCAGCATCAATGAACTTAATCATTCTTGAAAAACACAAACCAGTTAAGTAGTCATTCAGTTTGTTGGTATCAAAATGAAACTGGTTTGTTGTCATGTGAATGTTTCGTCTACCAATCTTGTTTTGCACAAGACCAACACTTCCAGTTTGGGAAGTGATTAGTTTATTGGAATCAATAAAACCTGCATAGGTAGCATATAAGCCGTGTGCAAAGATTTCATCCACTCCGCCAATGCTATGAAAGTAGTCAGGAGTATGTGTTGTCCAATTTTCAAAACGAAGACCATACTTGTGGGTTGCACTTGTGTTTTCAATGAGTTCACTAGTTGGGATGTCGCATTGATTCATGAACTCACGCCAATGTTCTGTAGAACCTTCGCCAACGCCAATAATACCTATTTTGGAAGAGGAGATTATTGTAATTTCGGAGTTCGTAAAAGCCCGTCGCAGCATTAAGGCAGAAACTAACCCAGCGGTTCCCGAACCAACAATGCAAAACGATAAATTGTTATTCATTTTTACCTACGAATATGCGATGTAAGACTTGATGTAATTAACATCAAGAATCCACTGACTCTGTGTCAAGTCGGTGAATGGCGGAATTTGCTCCAATATTTCCATAGGAGACAAGGACAACTCTATACCATGCCTAATGCAGATTTCGTATATCTTTGATTCAATGTACTGCCGTTCCGAAGAAAGTACTTCTTCTGGGACAACGGGAGGAGAAGGGTGGTTGTGCACCAAAGCATTTAATGTTCTGTATCGGTGGGTGCCCTTTATCCAGTTCAAAAAAAGTGGCCCAACACTAATTTGCTCAGTAAAACCACTGCGAGCATTTTCCTGATTATGAAAGTAACGGTACAGGGGCATGTCTTCTTGATGCTCAGATATTTCTGCTAATACGTTTTCTGGTATTTGAAGAGTGTTGATGTAGTTTTTGCACAGTAAAGCAACCCTGTCTGTGCTATTGAATGGTTCGTCAGCAAGGGACGCCCATTCAATAATGAGTTTCATTAGACCTGTCAATGTTTTAGACATGCTTGACACAGCAGGCCAATCCCTAAAAGAGGTCCCTAATCCAGGCACCGCACCATACACGATATTCCCAACACCAGCAGAGCCAAGCATTATCGTGGCCTTGGTAATGTGTTTAAATAAAGAAATATCTGTTGGCGTAGGACGTACACCGTCTTCTAACAAAAGCATGGCAGGTCCGTATTTTCCTGCATCACAACGGTCAACTAACTGAAGAGCCTCGGTTTTTACAAAAGCAGGGGTCATCACCTTAGACGGCATTATGCAATACATGTCTTGTTCTTTAATATCTTCTTTGGAAAGATGTTGCAAAATATCGTCGTAACAAATAGCGTCAATAATTGACTCTTTGTTATCACAAACTAGAACGTAATTAAAGTCCCCTGAATAAGGGTCTAGTTCTTTAAAAGCAATAATTATTTTATCCGCTGAAGTAAATACGTCATATTCGGTGTACTCAATATTCCCGCTAGGCGTCGGGGTATACAGCCTAAAATCAGTTACGCTATCAAAACTGTAGTAGCACTTATAATTTGCTGTATCTATTAGCGAAATATCGCTCATTTTTTACCTTTTATGATAGTTCGGCAATTTTTGCTTCTGCGCGAGTGATGTTAGTCAACAATGACCTTACTCGCGCTTCGTTGCCCGTTGGTGGTTCTTCAGGCACCCAGGTTGTTGGGTCAAAACTGTCAGGGTCAATGCCCATCCCCACAAGGAGGCCATACACTTCATTAAGCATATGCCTCTTCGTCTCGTTTATTGAGTTGATTTTTTGCTCTGTAGTTAAGTTGAATTCCATTGTTTCTCCGTTTTGTTAAGCGTTAAGAAGGATGTATGTGGTTCCAGAAGAAGCCGTATACGTGTCGGATGCTGCTGTAGTGCCAGAACGCACATCGTAAGACAATCCAGACGGTGTGGTTTCTGTCAAGATAAGAATAGCACCACCGCCACCGGCTCCGCCTCTCACTCCACTTGCGCCTGTTGTTCCTGCGCCTCCTGCACCTCCTGCGCCTCCCGCTCCGCCTGCGCCACCTGCGCCTCCTGCGCCTCCTGCGCCTCCTGCGCCTCCCGCTCCGCCTGCGCCACCTGCGCCTCCCGCTCCGCCTGCGCCACCAACGTAATGAACGGTTGGATTGGCGTGGTGATGAGCATGAGAGGGCACGTGCTGTTGATGATGTGGATGTGTAGTGTGATGAGGATGTACGTGGTGATGTCCACCATTAACATGATGGTGGCCACCGGGCGTAGTGTGGTGACCGCCATTAACAGTATGTCCAGCATAATAACCAGTCTTTATGTTGTGTGAATCACAACAATGATGGTGTGGGTTTACGTGGTGATGCGGATGTACGTGATGATGAGGGTTCACATGATGATGCCCACCAGGGGTATGATGGTGGCCATTAGGGGAGTGATGTGGAGTTGAATGGTGAGTTTGGCCAGCCGAATGCGGAGTAACCGTGTAGTCGGGCGCTTTAGTTCCGGCGGCACCCGTGGTTCCTGTGGCACCCGTAGTTCCTGTAGCACCTGTGGTTCCTGTGGCACCCGTAGTTCCTGTAGCACCTGTGGTTCCTGTGGCACCCGTAGTTCCTGTAGCGCCCGAAACACCAGTAGCACCAAGAGAACCAATCATGGCAAGAGACATAACCGTTCCGGTTCCCGTAATAGTCTTGGCGATAATTGCAACAACTGGTCCACCCATTCCACCAACTCCACCAATACCGCCCGCACCAGCAACTCCACTTGCACCTCGCGCTCCGGATGCTCCAGATGCTCCACTTGCACCTCTTGCCCCAGAAGCACCACTTGCGCCAGATGCTCCTTGTGCTCCGCTTGCTCCTCTTGCTCCAGATGCGCCTCTACCACCAGCAGCACCTACTGTTCCACCATCAGAAGGGTGTCCGCCAGCAACTCCAGTTGCACCAGCAATACCTGTTGCTCCTGCCAAACCTGTGGCTCCTGCCAAACCTGTTGCTCCTGCCAAACCTGTGGCTCCGGCAAGTCCTGTTGCTCCGGCAAGCCCTGTTGCTCCGGCTGCCCCCGATACTCCAGAAGCCCCCGTAGTTCCTATAGAACCTCCTGCTAACGCAATAGGCGTTGGACCGTAAACGGCATCAATAATTGCGCCGCCAAGCATTGAAGTAACACTTTTAAGAAGATATGTAGGAAGAGCACTGACGTTTGGGTCGGTGTTTCCTCCGCCTTGTCCACCTAGTCGGTAAGTAATGGCACCAGAAGTGTGACCAGACAATGTTCCAGAAGACACAGCAGAGGCTGAACTAACAATTGTTCCATTACTAGAACCAGCAGTGTTACCAGTGACATCACCAATACCAACAACACCATTAATAGTTGCAGTACCTTTAACAAATATTTTAAAACCTGCGGTAAGAAGAATGTTTCCCAAAGGAACAGTTAGTGTGTTGTAGTGCATATCCCTTGTAAGGGTTACGGTTCCACTGATGGTTACGTCGCCATCTGCGCCATTTCCGTAAACAGCGTCATTTCCTGAACGAACAACGCTTGTTTCAATTCTTGAAATTGCCATAGTTAGACCTGCTGAATGTAATTTACAGTTCCAGCGTTTGCTCCGGTTACATCTGTTGAGATAGTACCAGGGAGTGCGCTTGCGGAAGAGACTATGAGTATGACGCCACCACCAGCGGGTGCAGTTGCTGGTGCTTGAATATATCCAGTTCCAGATGATGGACCGCTGATGTAACGAGCAGCAAGGATGACAACTCCGCCACCTGCCTGTCCAGTACTACCAGCGCCTCCACGAAGGAACGTAGGTCCACCCGATGCGGTTATGGAGTATCCATTGATTGCCTGTAGTGGTTGTTTGAAGTAGTTAGCGCCACCTAACGCTGTAGTAGGTGCAGTGGCTGTATAGGTTGCAGTTGCGTTGCCACCGAGACTATGTGTCACCGACGTAGTTGCTGCTCCACCCTGCATGATTGAACCTGAAGTTGCGTATCCAGTCGTAAAGCCAACAATAGAACTTGTACCAAAGCGCAAGGTTCCCTTAACGAAGATTCTGTAACCATTAGGAGCAAGACGGACGCTATTGCCTAATGTTAAGTCGTTGAAGTAGATATCGCGCGTCATGGAGTACACGCTTGAGGATGGAGCCATGCTTAAAACAGTCGTGGTTCCGTCCAGGGTCGCATCACCGTCTGCGCCAGTGCCATAAACAGTGTCTACGCTTTCGTTGAAGTAGGCGTTCCAAACAGCACCATCCCATTGCCAACTCTTAGGACCAGCAGTAAAGATTTGATATTGATACGGAGAAGCAGGAAAAGTAATGGCTGACATTAAACACCACCAATATCTTCAACCAGTAAAAATCCTATTTCGTTAGACCCACGATACGCCTGTCCTGTTCCAGAGTGGGAAGACAGTGTTGCTACAAAGTTTGTATTTCCTGCACTTAATGTTCCTACCCACTGAACAGTATTTGGAACATTTATATTTCCGCCAATATAGGGATAACTGACCTGTTTCTCTGTTCCAGAAATGTTTGTCAGTCTTAGTCTTGAGACCATATATGTTGTTGAGCCGTAAAGTTGTGGCTCAAAATATGTGACTTTATAATAACGATTAGCAACCGCAGCAAAAGTGCTTCCCGTTATTTGAATCTCTTCGGTAGTGATTGTTAGGTCGCTAGTGATTACTTGGTTGTACGCTATTATCCCTCGTGGTGCTTTTGTTAGAGCAGAAACAACCTCAATCCACGCTGAGCCACTGTATAAATAGAGAAGGTCTGTGTCAGTTTCATAAATCGTCTGACCTTCCCACGGTGCAGATGGACGAGTAGATGAAGTAACTGGTAGTGGCGACATTGTTCCGCCACCAAGTTCAACCCATGCTGAGTCGTAGTAGATGTATGAAGAACCAGTAGATGTATCAAACCAAACTTGACCAGCAGATGGAGAGACTGGAGCAGTTGCAGAACTTGTAATCGCTGTGGGTCCTGTTGGTCCAGTTGCACCTGTTACTCCTGTAGGTCCTGTTGGACCTGTTGGACCAGTATTACCAATAACACCCGAAACTCCTGAGACACCAGAAACGCCGCTGACTCCTGTTGGTCCAATTACACCGCTTACTCCTGATACGCCAGAAACACCAGAAACACCCGATACTCCAGATACGCCCGAGGGACCGGTTGGACCAGTATCGCCAATGACACCACTAACTCCAGAAACACCGCTAGGACCTGAGACACCGGAAACACCAGAAACTCCGCTAACTCCAGATACTCCAGAAATTCCACTGACACCGCTTACGCCTTGAGGTCCTGTTGGACCAGTTGGACCTACGGGTCCAATACCACCAGTTTCAACCCATTGAATATTGTCGGTTCCAATTTTGATTGCATTATTAGCAGCAGTACCTGTAACGGTCTGAATGAATGTTCTGCCCGCTTTGTCGCCTGCTTCAACAAGACAGAAGTCTCCCTTTTCAACTTCGCCAGCAATACTGTTATCAAAGTCAGTTGCACGAGTGAATCTATATTTAGAACCACCGGAGCCAAGACTTGTTACGGTATAGATACCATTTTCAATCGGGCTAGTTCTTGCTATGAAAAGAACGCGGTCACCAACAATAATTGTTGCTCCACCTACCGTGGAAATAGCACCATTGGCGTTTGCTTCAATGTAGGCACCGACACCGTAGCCTTCGCTAGCGTCTGCGGTCCCAGCAAAGTAAGTACTTGCACTCATTGTGCTTTCAACCGTTACTACGGTTGCGTGAGCGTTTTGTGCTCCAGGAACACCGCTTACTCCACTTACGCCAGATACGCCCGAAACTCCAGAAACGCCGGATACTCCACTTACGCCACTGACGCCTGATACTCCTGATACTCCTGATACTCCAGAAGGACCAGATACACCAGATACACCAGATACACCAGATACACCAGATACACCAGAAGGACCAGTTGCTCCAATAACACCAGATACACCAGATACACCAGATACTCCAGATACGCCAGATACTCCACTAACCCCACTGACTCCGGAGACTCCAGATACTCCGCTGACGCCCTGAGGACCAGAACTGTAGGCAAGAGAAGTCCAAGCAGTAGAGCCATTACCTACCTTGAATTTACCTGTGTCGGTTTCTGCGCCGAGTTCACCTACAGCAAGAGTGGGGTTTGCAGCCGTCCACTCTGCGGCGGTGCCGCGTCTAAATTGAATCTGAATAGCCATCAAACACCTCCTGAATCAAGCGAAGTAATGCCACCGTAATTGGTGGATGGCTCACCACCATCAATATTAACAACAGAAATACCCGTGGGACCGGTACTACCCGTAGCCCCTGTCGGACCAGCAGGACCAGACGGTCCAGACGGACCAGTGGGTCCAATCTGTCCTAGAGGCTGTGCTCCGATTTCAACCCACTGAGAATCGTAGTAAACGAAAGTCTTACCCGTATCTGACTCAAACCAAATCTGACCAGCAAATGGAGTACCTGGGGCACTGTCGGAGACCGTTGCTCCACCTGCAGCATTTGAGTTAACCCACGCAGTTCCGTTGTATTGCAGAACCTGGTTAGTCGCAATGCTTGTTATGGTTACATCTGTTAAGTCGTCAATAGAGGCAACGGTTGATGCGACTCCTGGAACAAACTTGGTTCCGTTGAATTTAAGTACCTGGTCACCAGTTGCGCCAGTTGTGTCTACTTCGATTCCATCAATGAAGAGAGCAGGGACCTTGAAGGTATCGTCTGTTTTGAGTACGTTTGCTGCGTCACGATAGAGGTTTACATCTCCGCCGCCAGTTCCGTCACCCCAAACAAGACGACCGCCACCTTGAATTTGAAGTCTTGCAAAAGTTTCTTGGTCTACAAAAATTGTCAACCCATCGGAGCCAGCAGACGACAGCTGCTTAATGGCGATAGGGGTTATAAATTTTTGAGCCATGACCTCAGTCGTTTCTCTTGTTAGTGCCCCTCAGGGCTAAGCATTAAGCTTTTTTGCCGAATGCTGTATCTTTTGGATTCAAGTAACGCATGATGACAGGAAGACCTGCTGCCCAGAGAGCATTTGCTGCCATCTTGATGTCTCCTGTTGAGGCGTAAACTGCGACTGCTGCACCAAAGACGCTTCTTGCGTACGATGCTGCCATTGCTTTTTGTTCTGCTGTAATTTTCATGTTTTTTTATCCTGTTACTACGATTGTGTAATCGCCTGCTGTGATTGTTCCGAGAAGAGTCACCGTTACCGTGTCTGCGTTCGTGCGAACAACATCACCGACTACTGTTGCTCCGCTTGATACTTCATAAATCTGAACAATGACATCAGTTGAGTTAAATAAGTGAGTAACCACGGTTGACGAAGTACCAGCAGCACTTGCCGCACAGGCTTGTTTCGCAATACGTGCAAGGGCTGGAGTGGATGTTGTTGAAGTTCCAGCGGAGGTTGCGATACCAAGGTTTGTGCGAGCACCTGCGGCGGTTCCCGCACCAGTACCACCGTCTGCGACGGCTACGTCTGTGCCGTTCCAAACACCAGTGGTGATTGTTCCGAGAGTTGTGATTGAAGACTGACCAACATAGGTTGACGCAATGTCAATCGCGTCTGCGGTAATAGCTGTTCTGTTAGCTGTTACATTGACATTTATTGTGTTTCCGTCTTGAGAAAGACCGTCACCAGAAGTAAACGAACCGGCACCAGAGAACTGTGTCCATGCGATTCCTGTTGTGTCTACTGTTATTGTTCCGTTCGTAGAAACAACAAAACCCTTATCTGAGTTGACCGTACCCTCTTCAACAAAGGTAAAAGTTCCAGATTTTAGTTCACCTGTGTCGGCTGTTCCATTGGCGTCAGACGAACGCGATGCTGCGCCAGTAGCAGTGGCTACGTAAATACCGTTTTCAGAAGGAGTTCCTTGGTTTTTTACGAGAACACGGTCACCAGTTACAAGTGTTACACCGTCAATTGTGTCGCCGTTATTGAGGTCGGAAGAAAGGTTAATTGCTCCAGTTGTGGCAACCCTTACCGACTGTTTGACATCAAGACCCTGACGGGCAGCGTCTACATATCCCTTGGTGGCAATGTGTGCGGCATCCGTTGGGGTAGCAACTTTAGCATTTCCGTTTGCGTCTCTTTTGACCAACTTGGAGGCAGTTGCATCTGAAGTTGCGTCTGTAAGCATTTGCCACATTGCCGCAGGTAGCAGACCGGCACTGTCTGTATCTGCAACATTAAGAGTGAGGGTTACCGTACCATTTGACTCGGAAACTGTAAGCGCTTCTGCGATTCCAGCACCGCCACCAGAAACAATCGTGTGAGGAAGAGATTTAAATGCAGAACCTGTGTACACCTTGATGGTGTCGGTGGCCGTATCGTATATAAGACGACCTTCAAAATTTCCCGATGCTGGTTCGGTGGCCAGTTTTTCAAAAGTGGCATTGACTAGTTGATTTTGATTAAGGTCAATATTTGTTAAAAATTTTTGTGCCATTTTTCCTCTACTCTATGTGAGATATGCTTTTCCAGAAAATGCCGCAGAGAACGTCACCGTAACCTGAGTATTACTATTGTATTGTACATCACCAAATACGTGGGTATCTGCAGAGTCCACAATGGTTACCTGCGGCTTACCTCCAAGCGCATGAGTTATTACCCATGTTGCGGATGCGGTCCCTTGAGAAAATTCATGCCTATTTGTAAGCGTGTTGGAAGGAGAAGTTGAGCGAACAACAACAAGGTTTGGCGCATCCTGGTCAACAGTTACGCTGTTTGGAGTATCTTGATAAATATTTACATTGTTTGGAAGCGTGTTACTCATCGTGTTACCTCTAGAGAGAGAGTAAATGTTCCTTGTATCACGCGTGATACAAGCCCGCCGGAAGAAATAATCTCAAGGTCGTAAACGCCGCTGGAAGTGAGGCCCGCAGTGTCCGCAGCACTTATGCTTAAGCTTATTAAGCCAGCAGCACCATTGAGGGTGATTCTTCCGTTCTCAGTTGTCAATGTAATCATTGGAGTTGTTGACTCAATAGTTCTTCTAACCTGCATCCTCGCCGTGTGGTTCGTGAGAGGGTAAACCTCGTATTCATCCGGGTTTTCTTCAGTTGGAGTCCTTGGCTGCTCAAGTGCTATGATGCGCGCAAAACTAGCCCCCTGCTGACAGAGCATATTATAATTTCCAGCTATCATTGACAAATCTCCATAGAACCATAACTATTGTAGATGAACAAAAGGCAACCCAGTATTAGGTCTAGTCTTCATCATCCATGCTTCTTGAATCACCGGTAGAAATAATGCTGGCAGCATGCTCCAGCATTCCGGATGCTAGCCACGGGGTCATCCCTCCCGAAACAGAAACCGACAGCTCACTGGAGTCGCCGTCCACAACCTCAGCAACGATTACAAAATTCGTAATCAGTCTTGATGGGAGCATCCCTTTCATAAGGAGCTCAAATTGCTGTCTTAGGCCGGCGTCGTCTTCGTCAAACATAGATACCTCCGTAGCACAATTTTACTACGGCGCAACCATTTCGTGAGTCACAAGTACTCCTAAAGGCCGGGCTTTAGACACGGCTTCAAGAACCAAAGGCGAAGACTGCCCAATCAGCGCCACGTCCCCTCCAAGGGTTTCGTCCCATCTCGTCACTACATTAATCTCAAAAGGAGAAGTAGAATAGTCGTATTCTAATGAAACTGTCTTCGTCCCAATAAGCATTAGCTTCGCAGACTCTTTAAGCGCATTGTCGCTACCAGCATTAATCCCGTAGTATCCATTGTCTATTTGCCACTTAACAAGACCTCTCTGGTCTTCTTCGTCAATAGCAGGAGGGTTCAATTCTAAATAGCTAGTCACCCTTAATGTGTCTGCCGAATCGAGGGTACTTGCATCTAAAACAAAAGGCTCAGTAACTGTCTCTAGCGAAGAAGCGAACCTTGTAATCGGAAGTGTGCCAGAAAATTTAGCCAACCAAATAAGCGTCTCTAAGTCTGCGTTGTTTGTCTCAACAAGGGAACTCTCTAAATCTGTATTGCCCTCCACATACCCTTCAGATATATCGAAAAAGGTATACCCAACAGCATTATTAGAGATGACGTTCATTTGCGATGTTGCTACATCTAGATAACGAAACATTGGCAAATCCAGGTCGTCGGTAACCGAAAAGTCTGTCTCTATAAACAATTCAGGCAAGTATGCAAAAATTTCTTCCAAAGAAGCATTTTGAGCTAAAAACTCATATCTAGGGTAAAAAGCAGGACGAGTAAAATAAATAAAGTCACCAGCATCTTCTGGCTCCAGCGTTATTGAAATATTAAAAGTAGGAGAAACAATGTCTGCAACTATTTCTGTATTAAATCTAACTATTGACCATTGTGGTGAACCTACGCCTTCGGCATTAATTGATGCAGTCTCTGGAGAAATTATCTTTGTTTCTACCGAAAGTACCGATATGGAAGTATTTTCCGTAATCGATGACGTTATGGTTCCACCAGATGGCATCTTGACGGCGAAAAGAAAAACAAAAGGTAAATCACCATCACCACTAAATGTTGTTAGGTTGTCTAAACTTAACTCTACAGAAGTTCCTGAAACAGCAATCTTTGACTGACGAAAATGCGTAAATGGCGCTAATTCAGATATTCCGCCATCGTATATTACGCCACCAGAAACCTGCCACTGCGAAGAGCCCCCAGTAGACGTAAGTGTTTCCTGCGCTCCGGTAAGCCTGTTTGTAATCATTATTCAACAACTATTTCTACTGTTGCCCGTGGAAGAACACCCATATACAGGATTTCATACCCCGTGGTTTCTGAACCGCTAGTCAATTCAGAAACTAGTAAAGCGTTCCCCGGAGCAACGGTAGAAAGAACGTAGCTAGGAACTGAGCTTACAATTCCAGTAACGCCTGATACGCCAAGTGTCTTTACGGCTTCTACAACAAGGTCATAATACCTTATTGTTGTTTCCCAGTTTGGCCAGTTTTCTGGAGACACATAAGACTCCAGCGCGGTGCCAACGTTTGTGGCTACAGAACCTGATGCGTATTCTGAGTTGACTTTAATTGAAACAGTAAATGAAACATCAACAACTATAGGGTCAAGAACCTGGAAAGACAGACCCGCAACTATGCGAGATTTAACATCGTCGTAAATGGTTGTTTTAAGGTCGGAAGATATTGGGTTACCGTTTTCGTCACAGATAAATACAACAAAATACCCAGGCGTATCTACTGCTGTGTCAATCTCAAACGGAGCCATATCTACTACGCTTACAGGGCTTGCAGAATGAGTGGCGACATTTGTATACGCGAACGTGCCAGCGCCAGAGTTGGGGCTTGCTGGAACAAAGCATCCTGTCGGGGTGCCTACAATGTCGGCGTTAGTTGTCGAATTGTTTATTATTCTAAACAAACCGCTCGAAAAATCGGCATCAGCAAAAAATGCAGTACCCTGAGTTCCTGTCGTTGTTACAGTCACGGTCGAACCACTAGCGGTTGTGTTGTCTGTTGATGGGTTTATGTACGTAACAGCTTTTGTTAAATCATAAACCTTGCATCGATGAACCTCGTCATACGTAGTAAGTATGTAAGCTTCGACCTGGGCAGCAGTTACAAGGGTGGAGTTTAGAAGTTGCAGTTTTGAAGTGGCCCTACTAAAGTACTCTTCATCTGTTTCTGGTTGGTTTCCTTGCAGCAGAAGAGATGTTGTTGTACATAAAAGCACGCTGCCATTGGGCTGGGCTATTATAAGTTCTGTACCTATCGGAATAGACGGTAGTATTCCTGCAACTGACGCTGTCAGTGTTGCTGTAATGGTGTCAAGACCGGCACCAGCGGTGACTATCTCGGTTGTGTAAAATGGATACTCCGCAAATACTTCACCTTCTGTCGATTCGTAAATAACATAAAAATCAGATGCAATACTCTGGTTGACGTCAATCATTTCAAACTCAACGTTGATTGTTCCAAACGTTGCTTCGAATCTCGTTATTCCCATCAGTCTAAGGATTCCCTCCATTAGACCGTCTGGAAGGCTGTTGATTGCACCAAGAGTAAGAGAAGCAAGCAGTGAAGTTGCCTGCATTATTGCGTCTTCTACGGTTCCGGTTCTTGGTGCAAACTCGGGGAGTGCTAATCGAGCGTACTGAACAGCTTGAGTGTAAAGCTCGTCTGGGCCGAGGTTGTTCCCAGAAAGGTCAATGTATGGACTGAAGTCAGGAGATGCCATATTTATGCACTAAAGTCCACGTTTAGCCTTTTAGCGCCAAACTTATCGGGAGAAGAAATTGATATTTCATTCAGTTTTATTTCCGGCCAATAGACAGCAAGAACTTGGTACACTTCTGATTTTCTAAAAGCCGAAAACGTTGGGTCGGTAATTCCATAAGTAACCTCCAGCGGCATTTCGCCACGCTCTACCTGGCATGCAATAGCAATAATCTGTGAGTAGTACTCGCGACTGCCGTCGGCCAAGACGCCCATACGCCCTTTGTCAAATGTTATTGGTAATTTTATGGTGTCCATAGTGAGTCCGGTTCAATAGCTGCAATTACAGTTTATTACGTTGAGAGGCCTGGTGGGAACAGCATTAAGCTGCTTTACCAACAAGAACTACTTCATCAAATTTATTGTCAATAAATGTACATAAAACACTGTCTCCTACAGCCAGTGCTTCTGAAAAGAATTTTTTACATGGTCCAAAAGTTACGCCAGGAGCAACCTTGGGTATCTTTACAAAAATACCGCCGGAGGTCCGAGAAACTTTTCCAATGTAATGACCGTTTTTTATTGGTTTGACAGAAGCACCCTTGGTGCTTTTTGTAAATCTTGATTGTGGGTCCGGCATCATCGAGGGGCTCCTAAGTTGTTAGCACTGGAAGCAAAAAGGTTCCGTGTGGGAGAGGTTCCGTACAACGAGGTTATTGGTTTGCTTTGTTGATTTGTAAGTTCTTCTGGTGTCCTGAATTGAACTTTTGCCGAATCTGGCGAGCCTTCACTAAAAGATACGGAAGTGATTAAATATCCACCAAAAAAATAGTTTGGTTCAGGACCGATTAGCCCTGTGTACCCAGGCCTCAACTGACCACCATTCGGCATAAGGACCTCACAACTACCACTAGCGGCAAGCGGGTCATTGTCCGATGTCTCAAAACTCGGATATGTAGCAAGCTGAAATGCTTTTCCAGTAACCGTATCGGCGTCAGGATTTTGACCTATAAAACCCTCATTTATTAAGAATCTTAAGTCAAGCTCTGTTCCTAATGTAGGGATATGAAGAAGAGGAACATATTTTTTAGTTTCTGTTTTTTTAGTTTTTCTGTTGTAGACCTTTGAGCTTAATAGACCAAATTTCCACATTAACCATTCTTGTTGTGCGTATACTAAAACACCATCAAC